CGGTCACGGTCATCGACGTGTCGCTCGTCACGACGTTCACGATGCGGGTTTGCGTGGCCGCGATGATGGTGTCGCCCGTTTGAAAACGATGCGCGAAATCGGTGTTCGTGCCGGTGATCGTGGTGCCCGAACTCGACACCGTGCCAGGTCCGGTAAAGGTGTCCGTGTAGCCGCATTCGAGTCCTACGCCCGCGGGGATGTTGTAGGCCGACTGGCAGTTGTCGCGCAGATAGCGCCGGTTCGGGAAGCGTTGCTGCAAGAGCCGATCGTGGCCCAACCGAAAGGTGGCCGTCGTGTCCGACACGGTCACTTCCGTGACTTCATATTCTTCGTTGGCTGCGAGTGCGTTCGCGTCAGCCAGGTTGGCAGAGTTGACGATCAAGAGCACCACGCGCGCGCCGCGCATGTCGTAGGTTTCGAGATAGCCGCTCACGGTGCGCGAGACGTTTGAGACGTTCACTTCCAGCTCGGAAAGTCCGCCCTTCGAGTCTGTACTCGCTTCACCGATGGAGCAGCCGAACGGTTGATACGTGATCCCGCCGAACACAATGGCGGACGGATTCGGCACGAAATACAGCGTGGGTCCGCCAGGCACGTAGACCTGGAGCAATGGCAACCACGCACTGGTCGTGTCGAGCTTGTTCTTTTCTTCGGTGAGCGCCGCGTTCAACGTCCTCACAACGCCTCCTCCAGTTCAACGCCCTCGATGTCGTAGAGGTTCGCCGAGCCGTCCTTGAGCGTGATCGTCGGTTGAGTGCCAGGCTTGAACCGCATATTCAGGCCTACACTCGTGCGCGGATGCGTGAACGTGAAGGCTTCGCTCCCGCCCTTGCGCGCATTCCAAAAGGCCTCCCAGGTCGCCACCTGCGCCGCAGTCAGCGTGTGATGTTCGATGGTGAGCCGCCGTGGCGCGACGGTGGTTTTCGCGCGTGTCTGCACGTAGCCTGCTTCCATGCTGGTCGCGATCACCTGATAATCTGGCAATGATTCACTGAGCACGAGTGAGATCGGTGTCGCAGGATAAGCGGCCATGCTAGGCTCCTCGTATTAACCCACGCAACGGCCCATTGCTGGCCACATCGCGGAAGATAATGTCGATCACGGTTTTCTCCAGTTCTTTGCGCACGTTGACTTTAGGCGGCGGGCCAGCCGGTGCGTTGTTGATATTCACGGTCACGTCGCCCGTGCCGCCCATCACGCTAGAAAGCTTGCTGAGCGGGATAATCGCTTCCTTGCCGTGCAGCATGGCCGGTGTGCCGCTGCCGAAGTCGCCGATCCCGCCCTCGGCAAAGGAGAACGCGGCGAGCGCGCCCACGGCGGCGAGAATGACACCCGCGGCGATGAGCGTAGGAATACCAACCTCCGCCCCGAAAATCGTCATCGTCTCCGCTTCCCCGACCGCAAAGAAGAAGTCCGCGAGTGCTTCCCCCATCGCCACGAGTGCCGGAAAGACAGTGGTCGTGAAAAAGCCCATGATCGCCGCACCAACCGCCGCGAAGGTACTCACGATGTATGCGGAGGTCGTAGTCCAGAGCGTGGAGAGGTACCCTGCTGTGGCCGTATCACCCACCACGAGTGCGGCGTTCTTCGTGGCATTCTGCGCAACCGCGACGCCGTCCATTGTCTGTTGGAACGCGGTACGGGTGACGGCCCCCGCGCCAAAGATCGCGGTTTTCGCCGATTGATAGCCCGTTTCAATCGCGAGCCAGAGGGCGTTTTTCGTGAGAAGCTCTGCTGTCATCTGTACCAGTGAATTCAGGAAGGTTTGCACCATCGTCACTTTGAGCGACGTCCAGAAGGATGTGAACTTCTGGCCCGTGACGATCCATTGGGCCGTCGCGTTCGTGAACGAAGTGCTGATCTGCGCGAGAGAGAATTGATTGCCCTGCTGCAAGTCCTTGAGTTGCTTCTTCCAGAATGACGGATACTGCTCGGCCACCTGTATGCGATCGGCGACGGCGTTCGCTTCGATGGTCCTGAGTGTCTGCGCATTGCCACGCGCCGCCTGAATAGCCGCGGCTTCATCGGCGCGCTGCTTGGCGTATGCGGCTTCGCGAATGGCATCTATTTGCCAAATCGTGTTCTTCTGAATCTCAGCGATACGGAGCTTCGCCCCTGCGACGGCAGCGTCCGCCTGTAACACCTGCGCGCTGGTCTCTTGCGACCCTGTACTGATGCTCAGTTGATTGCCGAGGACGAGCGCCGTGTACTGATTGCTGTACTGATCCATCCTCGCGTTGTGATTCAGTTCTTGCTGTTCGATCTGCCCGTCCAGTTTCACCTTCTCGTCGAGCAGCGCCGCTTGTTGCGCTTGCGGTTTGTCCGTCTTGAGCTTCGCGTTCAGATCGGCCCGTTGGAGTAACAGTGCGTTCTTTTCTGCTTCTTCCACGTCGTTCCACGCGCGGACCTCCCGCATCAGGGCCGCGACGGCGATATTGGCTCGCTGCTCCGCCGCCCCTTTTGGGGAGAGCGCGTTTCGCTGTTCTTGCAGCCGGATTTGCGCTTCGACGGCTGCGTCCTCGGAATCGCCGATCGCTTTCGCGCTGTTGATCCGCGACGTGACCTCGGTGCGGTCGTTCTGGATACGCACGGCATGAGAGGCAATCTGCTGGTTCGTGAAGGCGGTCTCCGCCGCCATTGCGGCTTGCGCCGCCTTGATGCGCGCCAGACTGCCGGACTCGATCGCGAGCTTCAATTCCTGCTCTAACGCAATTTTATTCTTGCCATGATCGCGCTCAAACGCATAGAACGCCACCTGAGCCTGGACGTTCCCGCCCGTGGCGTCCGCCTTCATCTTCCCGCGCTTGCTGGCGTAGGCCGCGTCCTCCGCGGCAATCGACCGGCGCAACCGTTCAAGATTCGCTTGCTCGAATTGTTCAGCCAGACTGGTCTTGGCGGCTAATAGTTCCCGCTCGGACGTGAGACCTTTCGCTGAGGCCAATTCCAGTTGTGCAGTCTCCGTGGCAACAGCCGCTTTGACCCGTGCGGACCAGTTCGCCCACGTACCCTGATTCCTCTCCAAGGCCGCGTCGATATCTTTTAACTTCTCCGGCTTCATCGCGACGGACAATTCCTGCTGATGCTTCACGGCCTGCTGGACGGTCTCGTTATGCTTTTTCGTGGCGTCATCGAGGCGTTTCGTTTTCTGCGCGGCAGATTCAACCGCAGGGCCGTAGGTTTTCATCGCCTGATCGACTTCGCCCCACTTCTTCCACCCCTTCACGATCGACTCAGGAATCGACTTGAGCCATTCCCACCAGCCGCCGCTTGCGAGGGCTTCGCTCTGGTGCTGCTTCATGGTGAGGAAGAACTGCGTCGAGCCTTGATCGGCATCGAAAAACGCCTTAGCCCACTTAATGGCCCAGATCCCCGCATCGCGCGAACTTTCAGTCATCCAGAGGCCGAGGTCGGCAAACCCTGAGCCGACCGTGATCGCAAACCCTTCCCAGACCGTCGCGGCGTCTTTCATGGCGTCCGAGACCTTCTTGAGTCGTTCCCGCTCCAAGTCGCTGAGGAGATAGCCCCAGTCGCGCGCCTGTTGCGCGGATTCCGCCATGCCGGTTGCGCCCTGTGCGAGCAACGGCACGAGGCGCTGCAAGCGCGAGCCGAGGAGTTCAGCAATCTCTTGCGAGCGAAACAGTCCGGCTGGGAGGTTGGCCGTCGCTTCCGCAATCGCTCTGAGCGCCCGCTCTGGATCGCCGCGCAATTCATTGATGTCGAGGCCGAGGCGCTTGAACAAGAGGCCCGCCTTGCTGACCGGATTCGAGACCGCTTGCTCCATGTTCATGCCGAGCCGACGGAAGCCCATCGCGAGGTCTTGCGTGGAGAGATCCACGCGGTTCAGCATCGGGGTCATGCCTGCCAGGAAGGTTTCCGAGAGGCCGGTTTGTTCGTGGAGGCGTCCCATCGCGTCCGCCCAGTTCGCGGTGGACTCGACGGCGCGGGAGGTGTAGGTGACGAATTCGAGGACTTTGTTGAGTGCGGTGCCGAGTGCTGAGGAAATCAGATTGCCCGCGGCAACAGAGGTGGAGCCGATCGCGAGGAGATCCGCATTCGCTCGGAGCATGCCGAGGGAGAACTGCGTCGTATCGGCGCGAAGCGTAGCAACGAGGTCACCGACATTGACTGACATCGCTTACCCCTTTCGCTGGCCTCGTAGCTTCTGCTCCGCAAGCGCCTGCGCCTGCGCCCGTAAAATGGCCAGCCGATCATCTGCGCCGAGGAGATCCTCCGGCTGCACGGCGGTCTGCACATGCCCGCTCGCGTTCATCATGTTCGCCGTCATGGACGCAAAAAAGACCCGCCACTGCGCGTCGCGTGCGCGATCGTGCTCGACGCGCGCCTCGACCATCGCGTTGAATTCGGTGATCGTGAGGGCACGAAACTCGGACGGCGTGAGCCGCAACAGCCCATACGCGAGTGGCGTGGCCTGCGAGATCCAGGCGTCTAATTCCGCGTAGGGTTTGCAGGGTCCGGCCCCTCCCGCTTCTTATCGCTATGGAGCAGTCCATCAGCCTGCATCGCTTCCAGCACGAGATTCACGAGGGCGCTCAACTCGCCCCCGTTGTCGATATAGCCCTGGATGAGATCATCGAGCCGCAAGCCCGTGAGCTTCGGGTCATCATGGCTCAGACCCACAAAGAGCGCCGTGTGCAGCGCATCCGGTGAGGTCTGGCCCAGCCGGTTGAGGAATTCCACGAGGGAAACATTGCCGAGCCGCTGACAAATTTGACGGGCATCCGACCAGCGGTACGTGAGGGTCCGGTCTCGATCAAACTTTACAGAGAGGGTAGACATGACTCACTCCTTTATGTGATGCCGCCCGTGAAGGGCGGCGGGTTGATGGTGCGCGCACTGGAAACGACGGGCCGCATCTCTCCAGCCAGATGTCCACGGCGGGAGGAGCGACCCGCCCGACCCGCCTTTCGCGCACCAAGTGATTAAGCGGTCACGCGCGTCAGGGCGCTGGCCTGCGCGAATGACGCCTTGGAACTCAGTAGATCGCCATGCTTGCCAGCTATCGGTGCATAGCTGGAGAGCACGGCCTGCATCGTGTAGTCAGGATTGTTCACGCCCTTGATGCTGCCCAGGACCGGCCTCACGACCACGGGAAATGCCGCGGCCCCGATCAACGGAAACAGCGTGAGATCG